TAGCAAGCATCTTTCTTACCTTCATCAACCATTTCACCTTCTGGTTCATAATGTGCTTTATCTAATTTAACTCCTGGTTTCAAATTCTTTAATCTCTGCAGTCTTTCTCTTTCAAGATCCTGCGGATTCTTCAAACCTCCCTTACCACCCATCTTAATAAAATCCCTAGGACCTGTACCCCAAGCATCGCGTTCGGTAACAACTTCACCTTCTGGTGCGAATGAGTTTCCAAGTTGCTGTAGCATCTGTTTACGCTTATTGAGTCTATCAACTAGACCACCATCACCTCGTCCCTCATCAGACTTTTTCTTTTGCTGTCTTAATTTATTGATCATATACATTCCACCGGCACCAATACCAAGTGCAGCACCAGCAGCAATAGCGGGAGCAATTTCATCTAGTTGATTTAAGTCTTGTTTCCAATTTGAATAAGATGCTGATACCATGTTTGCTTTACCTTTCCTATTTGCGTTTGGATCTTCTTTACGTTTCTTTGCCGCTCTTCTGCTTCTCTCTTTCTTGCTCATGTTGGCTCGATCATCAGCATCACGGCAAAATGGTTTAGTTTTTTGCCCTGGTTGTTTGGCACATGGTTTTCCATCGTACTTACCACCTGCTTGAACCCAACCACCACCCTTAAACCAGTCGCGGAGAGAGTAACCTTTGGACTTAGCAGACTTACCGTCGCGTTTTTCTGCAATGACTTCTTCATCCATTTTATCTGCGTAACCAGCAGCGGCATCAGTGTCGTGTGCGGTATCAGTAATCTTTGCTTGCATCCAGGCAGGAATATTTTTTTCTTTCTTACCTAATGCCTTTCTCAACTTTGCGATGTTTCTTGCTGACTTTTCAAGTTGGCTTTGTGCCATCGCAACTTCATGGTCTTTCGATTCTGATACTCCTCCGCCATCAGAACCCCCATCAGACCCCCCATTCCCATTTCCATTGCCACTTGAACCATTGCCATTGCCATTACTCTTCTTACCCTCAGTGTCGTCCTTGTGGTCGTCCTTATGATCATTATCACGCATCAAATATCCAGTAGATGACATTATATGCCAACCCTTAGGAATCTTCTTACATTTTTTAGCAGTATTACAATAGTAATATCCTTTCTTGCAAGATTTCTTTGCCATTACTCAGAATTCTCATCATTATTATTTAGAAAACCTTGCTTGAGTAGTTTTGATAATTCTGATGTGGATCCAACAAACAATGCATTGTTAGTAACATTACTTGGACTCTTTTTACTATTATCTTCTTCTAAGTCTTTTAATTTTTTCTGAAGATCTGCCAACTTATCAGTTGTGTCTGCGACACTCTTAATTAACTGACCAGCAACTTCATATGCTCTAGGACTTGCACTTTCTCCTGCAAGTTCCATAATTCCATTTATTGCTTCTTGACCTTTTTCTATGAGAGAATATAAATTAGCACGAGTATATTCATAATCCTTCGTTATATCATTTCTTTCCTGTTTTTGGGGAACAGGTTTTACTGGTTTTGATTCAACAATGCTACTTTCAATATCAAGCGCATTATCAATGGACTCATAACTATTATTCATGATTATTAGATATCCGTTTTTCTAGTTGGACTATACTTCTTACCATCACCCAAGAACTGCCAGTCTTCATCAAATCCAAAGTTGTCACCTGGCATAAGAAGATCATGATCTGCTTGATCGATTACACCATCAGCATTCTTATCTTCCTTAGCAGTTGGTGTGACTGTGTAGCGCATTTCACGTTTAGCAGTTGCACGATCAGTGCTACCGTAGACATCAACTTGAACCTTACGGATAAGACCATCACTGCTATCTGCGATAGGACCAAACAGATATGTTTTAGCAGTAAACTGTAAAGTATGTATCAGTGCTCTGCGTGTATCAAAGTTTCCTTCATAATCATCTTGAAAATTTACTGATTCGAGGACAATAGGAATATCTCTCTTTTCTCCAATAGACTGAACTAAATCTACAGTCAAATTGAAATGTGGTTGAAAATATGGTAAAACTTGCTCAAGAATTTGAAGTGAATCGTCATTTAATTTAGACAGAATATTGAGTTCAAATCCAATGTTATATGGAACAGGCATAAAGACTTTCTTTACTTTACTGCCGTCATCACAAGTTTTAAATGTCTGAATAAGACTAGATTTTCTAGTAGAGTCATATTGAATTGATGTCATCTCAAATGACATCCTTGGCATACTTATTTGAACTGCCTTATTTAAATCTGACTGTTGAGTAAGTCTTGCTAAAAATTTCTGACTGGGACCATATGCCAAAGGAACTTTCATATCACTAATATCATTATCATCACCATCTTGATGACGAATATGAATATCATTAAATAACGTTCCAAACGCTATAATAGTTTTTCTAACTATTTCGTGGTAATAATACTGACCTAACATTAGAAAGTTCCAAAGGGATTAGTTTCCGTGAAGTCTATAAGACTATCTCCGAGAGTCTCAAATTCATCGTTCTCGGTATATTTATCATAAGTATCGTCCTGTACATAATTTCTGGTAGCATAACTTGCTCCAGATGTTTCACCTACGATAGATTCACCATTAAAAAACTTACCATCTGGTGCAGTCTTAGATGTGCCAACATTAGCAACTTTAAGAACTAACGTATCAGCATCCCATTCTTTTACTCTTGCTCTGAGGAAAGATCTAGATCCAACAACAACTTCATTAAATTGATATGTTCCAATACCAGTTATTGATTCTGGATCAGAAATTGTTACCGTTGGTGCTTGACTATATCCTTTACCTGCATCTCTAAGTAAGATTGATTTAAGAACTTTAGCGTTTCCATCATATCCTATAGAAGAAATGCCAACAGCGGTTGATGCTGTAGATACTAATGGAAAATAACCAGAACCAGCGGTCAATACCTTAATAGATTGTATTACACCATTAACTATGATTGGATAAAAGGAACCAGATGCAGATGGTGCCGTAGTTCCTGTTATATCAATTCTTGGGGGATCTGTTGATGCATAACCAGTACCACCATTAGATATTGTAAAACCTGATACCCCAAAGTTGGTATCAAAATTTGCTGATACTACTGCTCCTGATCCTGGTATTGTTCTTGCCATCTTATTGATATACCAACGAACTATTTATTTTTCTTAAGGAGTTCCCTTACTGTCTTCAACTTCTTCTCTGTAGTCTGACTATCAACTTTTTTATCAATCTTAGGATTACCTGTTCCAGGGATATTCATAGTATCTGCACTATGCCTATCTAATCTCTTATAATAATCCATCCTCTGACCATAATTTGCATGATATCCATCTTGTCCTAGTGGCAATGGTGGTTCATTTGGATATCCAAGTTTTGCTGGTTTATCTTGATAATCAATTCCACTTAAGAGTTTATTTCTAACTCTTTTAATCATAGGGTCATTGGGTGCATTCAAAGTTTCCTGCTCAATTAATTCATATTGTTTCTGAAGTCTTTCATTAAGAATTGATTGAGTCACAGTTTCAACTTTTCCTTGTTCATTATACATTTTTATGATGTAATCATTGCCAATTTTTTTCTTTTCAATAATTTTATTTTTTATACCATTACCAAAATTTTCATACATCTTTGACTCATTACCAGATGCACTACGATCCGTGATATATTCCCAAGCATGATCTGAAGTTCCAACTGTATCCAGAATCATATTCTTTCTCTCTTGAGAGAATCTTGCATTTAAATGACGCTCTTGCTTTTTCCACATAGTATCCTCAATCCTCTTGAAAGACGTTGGAACTTCTGCTTTCTTCATAAGACCATCGCCAACAGATCTTGTTTCTGTTTTATTAACTTTAGGACGATACTTTACCTTTTCTTGCTTTATTTCTGGAAGAATATATGGTTTTTTAATTTCATTAATTATTTTTTTTGCCTTTATATATCTGTATATATTACTTTCTGGCAAATTTGAATTAGTTGGTTCAGGCAAATTTACCCGTATAGGCATATTTTTCAATTTAATATTTGTAACTGGTTTTGCATCAGGATCAGTACTAAAAGCACCTGGTTCTGAATCTCCAACATAATTATAGTCTCCACCACCAGCACGATTTGGATCATTCTGAGCACCAAAAGACTGCCCAAAGAATTTAATTAACTCAGGAGCACCCTTTACAGATGCATCAGCATCACCCGTAAAGACATAATTATCGTTTATTCCACTAATGTATGGATTGCCATTTTTGTCAGTTTTTACTTGACCCTTAAATGCATCCGATCTTCCAATATTGTTTACAATATTATGATATTCGTCGGTGTTTATTCTTACACCTTCAGGTCTATCTGGATTTGATGGTGATGGACCAGAACCTGGATTGAGTGCATCATTAATTTTTTTCAAATCATTACCATTTAAATTTTCCCATCTTTCTTGGGGAATTGTTTTCATTACATCACTTAAAGAATCAGATATTGCCTGACTATCTTGTGGAGGTAAATTTGCTTCATAAGGACTATTCTTATCATAGTTAACAATACCTTGCTGTTGAAGCAAAAAAGCACCAAATGTTGTGCCAGCGTATGCCAATGCACTTAATGGTTCAAAGAAGTTTCCCAATCCTTCAAGACCACCAGATACAAGTTTATTCCACCCGTCAACAAAATTTGGATTTGCAATACCAGGAGGCATATCAGGATCTGGACCCTTTTTACCTTTTTTAATTAATTTCTTTGTTTCTGGATCTATAACATACCCAGAATCAATAATGTCTCCTAACCATCTACCAAATTCATCAATATCAACTCCAGCACTAGGATCAGTAACATTTGGATTTTCAGAATTTAATTGCTCAAAAACACCAATATAAAATACTCTATACGAAGATGTATTTCCATTAATTAATTTATCCCTATACCATAGAGCCTGTTCTAACGTAAGTTGACTATAACTTGTAAATCCTTCAACATTACCACCAATACCCCAACCACTAACTGTTCCTGGGATTCTGGCAAGGTTAATTACTTTTCTTGTATCTTTTTGAATATATCCAATAGCACTATAATCACCGTCTGGAAAGTAAACACTAACCATTGGTCCTAGAATATAACTACTATCTCCTGGTGGAGATTCTGCCAATGAATTACCTAAATTATCAAATAAACCAGAAGTGTCTTTTCCTACCAGAGAGGAATCATCTGCCACTAAATTTAGCGGAGCACGAACTGCTGGAATAGTTTCAAAGACTTCTGGTTCAATTGTAAAATATCCAGAAGTATTATTTGTAGGACCTTCTAACAAATGAGTGGACCTCAAATGATGCCTAGCTCTAGCAAATTTATTTTCTCTTTCTGCTGGCATTATGACGAATAGTTTTTTTACTATTTATCCTATCTCTCATATCTAGTTGGAGGTTTCCTTGGCCAAACACTTCCACTTGATGGTCTAACAAACCACATTTTATGAGTTGGTATCATTTGACCACTATATTCTCTTTCTCTTTGGAATTTTAAATATACATTAGGTCCACCCTGTAAAGAGTTTTCATCAGTATAACTTCCACCTGTATCTAAGAGTTGATCTTTGCTCCAATATTCATCAATATAATCTTGAATATCATTTGAACCTGAAACTTTTGGACCACCATATCCAGATTGTCCTAGTGCCTGAGTTATTTCTGGATATCTTTCTAAAAGACAAGCAACTACTCCAGTAACCTGTGGACAAGACATACTCGTTCCATTGAGTTTAAGTCTTTTATACGCTGAATTTCTTGGATCTGGTACACCACTACTCAATCCAGATGATTGAATATTTGTTCCTGGTCCATATACACCAACAGCAGGTCCACAATCACTGAACGATCTTTTAGCATCTACAACTGCAGAGTTTGTTGCACCAACAATAATTGTAGTTCCACTAGTTGCTACATAATTTCCCGTATGATATGTACTACTAAATCTATAT